GCAAAAAGACAGATTAAACAAGCATCACTCAAAGATATTGAACAGGTTGCTTTCAATCTGTTTGAAAATTTCATCAGAAAACTTTAATTTTATAAATAAGAAACGATAAGGAGATTCCTAATGTCATCAAACAAATTATTTGAGGCAGCCGCAGAAATTCTTGCAGGTAGCAAGAGTAAAAGCAGTGCTGATCCAATGCAAAAACCATCTTCAAGCGTTGAAGACTTGGGTGGTCCAACACCGCAGAATTATAAGTCTGACGATGATTCTGCAAAACTTAAACAAACTACTAAGTCTTCAGCAGCTGCACCAACAACAAAGCCATCTGATGCTTCCGCTAAAATGGAAGATAAAGATTCTGAAGGCGATATCATTGCTGAAAAAATGCACGATGATGAAGCTGAAGATAAAGCAATGATGAAGAAAATGAAGATGAAAGAAAAGATGAAAGAGGATGTAGATGCTCTCTTTGCTGACGATTCTACCATCTCCGAAGAATTCAAAGAAAAAGTTTCCACAATTTTTGAAGCTCGTGTTCAAGACCGAGTATCACAAATTGAAGAAGAAATTGAAGAAAAATATACATCAATGCTTGAAGAAGCTATTGATGACATCAAAACTGATTTAACCAATAAAGTAGATGACTACCTAAACTATGTCGTTGAACAATGGTTAACAGATAACGAAATCGCAATTGAGTCCGGCCTCCGTGCTGAACTCACCGAAGAATTTATTGCTGGTCTACGCAATCTTTTCGCAGAACATTATATTGATGTTCCAACCGAAAAAGTTGACCTCGTTGACGAACTTGCTGGTAAAGTTGAAGAACTAGAAAGCAAACTCAATGAAGAAATTGAGCGTGGCATTTCTTATGCTAAAGCTCTTGTAGAATCCCGCAAGAATGAATTATCCCGTGAAGTATGTGATGGTCTCACAACCACACAAGCTGAAAAAATCAAATCACTCGCAGAGGGTGTAGAATTCTCCACAGAGGAAGAATATAAAGAGAAGCTTGAAACAATTCGTGAGAACTATTTTCCATCTGGCATTAAAAAGGCCAATGAACAACAACTACACGAAATAGTAGAAGATGCTGGTGAACAAAAAGTGATTAATGATCCATTTGTTGCCGCAGTATCTAACGCAATTTCTAAAACAAAATTTTAAGTAAAACAAAGGAGAAACTTAATGTATTTGTCCGAACCACTACAACAAAAATGGAATGGCGTTCTGGATCATCCAGACCTTCCATCAATTGCTGACCCATACCGTAAAGCTGTAACAGCTGTCGTGCTTGAGAACCAAGCCGTAGAGATGCAAAAAGCTGGTATGATTACAGAAACCACAAACGCAACTGGTGCTGCAATTCAGAACTTTGACCCAATCTTAATCAGCTTGGTTCGCCGTTCATTGCCAAACCTAATCGCTTATGATGTCTGCGGTGTTCAACCAATGACAGGCCCAACTGGTTTGATTTTCGCTATGCGTTCACGCTATAGCACACAAACTGGTACAGAAGCTTTCTACAACGAAGCTAACACATTCTTCTCTGGTTCCAATGCAGCTATTACTGCTGCTCAATTGGCACAGTTGACGAATTTAACTCTAGCTGCTAATACCACAGAAACTTTCACATCTAACGCTTTCCCTGTTGCTGCTATGACCACCAGTCAAGGTGAGAATTTAGGTGATGGTGCCGCTGGTAACACATTCCAAGAAATGGCATTCTCTATTGAGAAAGTTACGGTTACTGCAAAGACCCGTGCTCTCAAAGCAGAATACTCCATGGAACTTGCACAAGACCTCAAAGCAGTTCATGGTCTAGATGCAGAAACCGAATTAGCAAACATTCTCTCAACAGAGATTCTTGCTGAAATCAACCGTGAAGTTATTCGTACCATCTATGGTGTTGCTAAGTTAGGCGCACAAGTAGGTACTACAACTCGTGGTATTTTTGACCTTGACACCGATTCTAACGGTCGTTGGATGGTTGAGAAGATTAAAGGTTTAGCGTTCCAAATTGAGCGTGAAGCTAATACAATCGCTAAGCAAACTCGTAGAGGAAAAGGCAACATCATGCTTTGCTCTTCTGATGTTGCTTCCGCATTAGCAATGGCTGGTATTTTGGATTATCAATCTGCATTACAAGGTCAAGTTAATTTGACTGTTGATGACACAGGTAATACATTTGCTGGTACATTGTTTGGCCGTATCAAAGTGTATATTGACCCATACTTCCCAGCAGGTTCTACAAATGAATTCGCTGTAGTTGGTTACAAGGGTTCAAATGCATATGACGCTGGTCTGTTTTATTGCCCATATGTTCCATTGCAAATGGTTCGTGCAGTTGACACCGGTACTTTCCAGCCAAAAATTGGATTTAAGACCCGTTACGGTCTCGTTTCCAATCCTTTTGCTGATGGAACTGCCGCTGCAACACAAGGTGCATTGACCGCTCAGTCCAATGTTTACTATCGTGGCTTTGTAGTTAAGAACTTG